GCCGCGGCATCGCTGCGATGCAGGGCCGCACGATCGAGCTCACGAACCCGTGGGATCCGATGGAGAACTCTGCGGCGCAGCAGGCGTTCGAGTCGCGGCAGCCGGACATCTTCAAGTACTACCGGAAACCGCCGGCGGATCTGTCGTACGGGAACCGGCGGGACCGGCACAAGATCCACATGTACGTGTACAAGGACTCTCCGTGGGTGGACCCCTCCGCGATCGATGCCGAGGCCGCGGAACTCGTCGAGACGGACCCGACACAGGCGGAACGCTTCTTCGGGAACCGTCTGGTGCAGGGTCTTGGGTCGTACATGACCGAGGCGCTATGGGACGCGACCCGCGCCGAGGCCCCTTCCGAGGAGCTTCGGGTGTCGATCGGGTTCGACGGGTCCCGCTCGAGCGACTGGACGGCCCTGAGGTGCGAGACCGCCGACGGCTACCGATTCACCCCCACCTACGGGCCGGATGATCGGCCCACGTTCTGGAACCCCGCCGAATGGGGCGGCCGGATACCTCGCGAAGAGGTGAAAGCGGCCGTTGCGGAACTGTTCGGACGGTTCAAGGTGGCCCGCATGTACGTCGACCCGCGGCACTGGGAGACGCAGGCCGACGAATGGGAGTCCGAGTACGGCTCCGACGTGGTCGTGCAGTGGCCGACGAACCAGATCAGCCGCATGTTCGACGCACTGTCGCGGTTCCTCGAGGACACCGCGGGGCTCCTGACCACCCATGACGGGGATCCGACGGTGAAGCTGCACGCCCTCGCAGCCCGGAAGCTCGCGAAACCGGGCGACAAGTACATCCTCGGCAAACCCGCCGAGAACCAGAAGATCGACCTGCTGATGGCCGACATCCTCGCCCACGAGGCCGCCGCCGATATGCGCGCCTTGGGCTGGGAAGAGATCGACAACCGAATGTTCGTGTTCCGGTAACAGGGAGGAGAGCGGCTGTGGCGCTGTCTTCCGATCTGCAGGAGCTCGTCGACGAGCTCACCTTGCAGGCCACGAACCTGGACGTCGACGACCAGCGCCACCTCGAGTACTACGAGGGTGTTCAGCGCCTCAACCAGCTGGGGATCGCGGTCCCGCCCGAGTTGCGGAAGTTCGTGACGATCGTGAACTGGCCGCGGGTGGTGGTTGACACCATCGAGCACCGCCAGGACGTGAAAGCGCTGCTCTTACCGGGCGAGGACACCTCTGATGCCGGCCTGATGGAGCTGTGGCGGGCGAACAACCTTGACTCGGAGTTGTCGCTGCTGAACATCGACCAGATGGTGTACGGCCGCGGGTTCGTGTGTGTCGGCAGCAACGAGGACGACCCGAAACATCCGCTGATCACGGTCGAATCACCGCGGGAAATCACCGTGAAAGTGGATCGCCGCACGCGCCGCATCGCCGCCGCTCTCCGCTTGTACGACGTGCAGCAGGGGGTTGCGCAGGCCCTCACGCTGTACCTGCCAGATGTGACCGTGTGGGCCACCCGCGAAGCCGGCGAATGGGTCGAGGTGGACCGCGACGACCACAAGCTGGGCCGGGTGCCGGTGGTGATGTTCCTGAACCGGCGCCGCACCGGGCAGTGGTGCGGACGGTCGGAGATGGACGACATCATTCCCCTCACCGACGCCGCCGCCCGGTCGTTGACGAACCTTCAGGTGGCCGCTGAGACACATTCGGTGCCGCAGAAGTGGGTCCTGGGGATGAGCAAGGGCGACTTCGTGGACGCCGACGGGAACCAGCTGCCGGCGTGGCAGTCGTACTTCTCGGCGATCTGGGCGCACGGCAACCCGAACGCGAAAGTGGGCCAGTTCACCGCCTCGGACCTGAAGAACTTCCACGACACCGTCAACCATTACGGCCAGCTGGCCTCGAGTGTCACCGGGTTCCCCGGAAAGTACTTCGGGCTGTTCACCGCGAACCCGGCCGCGGAGGGCGCGATTCGCGCCGACGAGGCGCAGATGGTGAAGACGATCGAACGCAAGAACGCCACCACCGGGAACAGCCTCGCCTGGGTACTGGGGATCGCCCGCCGCATCCAGACCGGTGACTGGGAGGACGGCAACCTGATCTCGGTCGAATGGCACGACCCCGGCACCCCGACGTTCTCCCAGAAAGCCGACGCGTTGCAGAAACTCGCCGGCGGAATCCCGATCATCTCCCGTGAAGGAGCCTGGGACGAGCTCGGCTGGTCCGTGGCCCGCAAGGACCGCGAACGTGGCTACTTCAAGGCCGAATCCGACGGTGGAGACCTCGGTCTCACCACCCCGCAAAGCGAACCGGCGCCCATGCCGGTACCGGCCGTCCCCGACGGCCTGCAGCAGTAACGTCCCGCCCGCGCGACGCGGTGCCGGGGTCCACCCCAGCGATTGGGAGCAACATCCATGTCGGAGCAGACAACCGAACAGCCCGCTCAGCCGGACACGACCGAGACTCAGCCGCAGGGCGATCCTGCGCCGAAGCCGCTCGGACCGAACGGCGAGAAAGCTCTCCAGGACGAACGCGCCCAGCGCAAGGCCGCGGAGAAGCAGGCAGCGGACTTCAAGAAGCGTCTCGACGCGCTCGAGCAGGCCAACCTGACCGAGGTCGAGAAGGCGCAACGTGCGGCGCAGGACGCGCAGACACAGCTCGCCGAGCTGACCAGGCAGAACCTGCGCAACAAGGTCGCCCTCGAGAAGGGTGTCCCCGCGGACCTGGTCGACTTCCTCAGCGGTGACAGTGAGGACGAGATCGCCGCCAAGGCGGACCTGCTGCTGAAGCGGATCAACGCCCCGACAACCCCCAAACCGGACCTCTCGCAGGGAGCCCGCGGAGAAACCGGCGGCGGCACCCCCGCCGACCAGTTCGCGACCTTCCTGAGGCGCCAACTCACGTAAGGAAACATCCATGGCCGTTCAGCTCAACGCTGTCAACAGCACTCTCCTCCCCCCGACCATCACCGGCCCGATCTTCGCGAAGGCCACCGAGCAGTCCGCGGTCATGTCACTGGCCCGCAAGGTGCCGCTGTCGGTGACGGCGAACACTGCCATCCCGGTCCCGATGGACGTCCCGGTCGCCGACTGGGTCGCAGAAGGTGGCGTCAAGCCCGCCGCTCAGGTCGGTGTCGGCGTCAAGATCATGACCGGCAAGAAGGTCGCCCTGCTGGTGCCCGTGTCCGAAGAGGTCGCGAACACCAACCCGGCCGGCCTGTACGAACTGATGCAGCAGGACCTCCCGACCGCGATCGCTCGCGCGTTCGACTACGCCGCGATCAACGGCAAGTCGATGCGCACCGGCGGCGCCGGCCCGTTCTCGGACTACTTGTCACTGGCGACGTCGACGCAGGCCCTCGGCACCACCGCGAACTCCGCGGGTGGTCTGTACATCGACATCGTGACCGGCGCCGGCAAGGTCGTGGACAAGAACTACGACTTCACCGGGATCGCCGCGGATCCGCGCCTGAAGATCGACGCTCAGCTGCAGGTCGACACCCAGGGCCGTCCGCTGTACACGGACTCGGTGAACAACGCCGGCACGAGTGGCGGCAACATCGCCGGGTTCGAGACGTACTTCAACAAGGGCGTGTCCGGGAAGTACTGGCGTGCCGGTGACGCGACGCAGGTCGTGACGATCAACGGCACCCCGACCGGCGGCACGTTCCTGCTGATGTCGGGCGGCAACTCGGCGTCGATCGCCTACAACGCCGCCGCTTCGACGGTGCAGACCGCGATCCAGGGCTGGGGCGGCATCTACTCCGGTGTCACGGTGTCCGGTTCGGCCGGCGGCCCGTACACGATCACGTTCCCGACTCAGGGTTCCAACGTCACCGGTGCGGCGGCCCCGTTCGCCGTGAACCAGACCGCGCTGACCGGCGGCACCGCGGCCACGTCGAAGGCCACCGTCGCGGCTACCGGCGCCGGCGGCACCGACACGAACCTGCGCGGTGTGGGTGGCGACTGGTCCCAGGCGGCGTACGGCGTCGGCATGGACATCTCCGTGCGGCTGTCCAAGGAGGCGTCGTACTTCGACGGCACCACCTGGCACTCCGCGTTCCAGGAGAACCTGGTCCTGCTGCTCGTCGAGGCCTACTACGGCTTCGTGATGGGCTCGCCGGACGCGTTCGTGTCGTACACGAAGGGCACCGCGCCGTTCTAACCGGCAACAGGAAGGGCGTGAATCATGGCTGACATCGCTACCTTGTCCGAGTTCGCGTCCTTCCTACAGGTGGACGTCGACACCGCCACCGCAAATCTGGTCCTGCTCGACCTCGCGCAGGGCCAGATCGTGGACGAGATCGGCGTTCGCGACCCATGGCCGGCGACCGCGAAGGCGATCGCTCTGTCTGCGGCGAAACGCGCCTACGTCAACCCGGAAGGGGTGTCGTCGGAGACCATGGGCGGCGTGAGCGTCTCCTACGCCGACGGCAACATGGGCGTGTCCCTCACCGACGACGAGAGGGCCCGCCTGCAAAGGGTCGGTGGTGGCGGGTCCGCGGCGTTCAGTGTGGTTCCGACCCACGAAACGCCGCCGTGGTACGGGCCCGACCCGCTGAACCCCTCCATCGACTGGCGCGGCGACTTCGACGTGATGTGACATAGAGATCTGGGGACTCCAATGGCTGAACCGCTCGACTACACCGACAACGGCGACGGCACTGCCACGCTCAACAACGACCCCGCGCCTGACCAGGTCACCATCGCTCGGGTGCCGTGGGAGCACATGGTCTTGGGTGACTTCGCGTGGGCGACTGTCACCCGCGACGAGGACGGCACCCAGCATCTGGCGATCACGGCCACGAACGTCACGGCGACGTTCGACCGGCTGGAAACCCTGCCCGGCCGCGTGACTCTCCTGCAGACGGTCTCGTGGGCATAGCACTGCAAATTCTGGGGACTGACTTGGGAAGGTCCCCATGGCACTACCGAACGACTCGATCGACGTAACCCCCGGTACCGGTGCGACCGTCGCCACCCACACGGTCAGCGCGAAGGAATTCCAGGTCGTCATGATGGCGAACCCGACCGGGAACCTGGTCGGCACCGTCCCCACCTATTCGGCCTGGTCGGGCGCTGTCACCGCGGCGGCGAACCTTCCTTACCTGCACGTGTTCAACGCGTCCGGGTCCGGGAAGATCGTGAAGATGCGCAAAGTGTTCATCCAGCCTTCGCAGGCGGTGAACGCGCTCGCCGCGCAGACGTGGCGGGTCGCAAAAACCTCCGCAGTGGGGACGACCGGGAACACCTCAATCACGATCCAGAAGCACGACTCGGCTGACGCGGCGGTGCCGGCGCAGATCACCGCGGCCCGTTCGTACACCGCGGGCGGAACGCAGACGTTCACGTACTTCGAGATCCCGCTGTCGGTGGAGGAGACCCTTCCCGCGGTGGGAGTTTCACCGTTCTTCAACGTGCTGCCGAACGACGGCGACATCGTGTCCGACTACATCCTCCGCGAGGGGGAAGGGCTGGTCGTGCAGAACATCACGGGCGGCTCGTACAGCTGGTCCGTGCTCGGCGTTTTCTCGATCGAGTAGCCGTGCTTCTGCTACTCAGGTCCGACTCTGGGGGTGGCGGTGTGGCGATCGCGCTCCGGGCATCCTCGACGTCTTCGACGGGCGACAGTTTCGACACCAGCGAGGCCATCCCCGTTCCTACGGGCGCGGCGTCCGGTGACATCGCGCTGATCACCGTCGAGACCTGGACCTCCGGTTCGGAGCCGACCGCGACGTTCCCCTCCGGGTTCACTGAGATCACCGGGGCGCACGGCACGCGGGCGACCGCCGACCCGGGCAACCTGTCGATCCGTAAGGCGTGGAAGCGGCTGACCGCCGCGGATACCGGCTCCTACACGGTGACGTTCTCCGCCACGGCCTGGAACATCGGGCATTGCGAGATGTTCAGCGGCGGCCTCACCTCGGGGGATCCGATCGAGGCGAGCAACACCGCCAACGCGACCACGGGGTATCCGTCCACGTCGGTGACCGTCGCGACTCTCGCCGCGCTCAGCAACTCCGCCTGTACCTATCAGGCGGTGACAACGACCCCGCCGACCAGCTTCACCGAGCTCCACGACACGAACGTGCTGCACACGAACGACCGGATCCTCACCGGCACCGGCACGATCACCGCCTCAGGCGGAACCGTGTCGGGCAACGGCGAGATCGTCGTGTCGATGGTCGCGGTCAAGCCGGACGCCGGTGGCGGCGGAATCACCGGAACCGCTGCTGTCACGCAAGCCGCGAACAGCTCCAGCGTCTCCGGTCAACTCGGCTACAGCGGCACCTCTGCGGCGGCAGACTCGGCCGACACGTCCTCGGCTACCGGTACGGTCGCCAATCCTGTCACGGGCACAGCAGCAGCTTTGCAGGCCGGCCAGACGTCCAGTGCGTCAGGGCAACTCGGCTACACGGGCACGAGCTCCGCGGTCCAGGCCGGGAACACCTCGTCGGCTACCGGCCAGCTCGGGTACAGCGGAACCTCGGCCAGGACCCAAGCGAACCAGACCTCAACGGCGACCGGACAGCTTGGCTACAGCGGAACGTCCGCCCGGACCGAGGCCGCGGACACCGCATCCGCCTCCGGAACCTTCACCGGCACCGGAATCAGCGGGAACGCCGCGGTCAACCAGGCCGGAAACACTGGGTCCGCGGCTGGGCAGCTGGGGTACACGGGAACCTCGACGCGAACCCAGGCGGCTCACGCCTCGACAGCTACGGGGCAACTCGGGTACTCGGGTACTTCGTCGCCCGCGCAGGCGTCACAGACATCCTCCGCGTCCGGCACGTTCACGTCCGCTGGCTCCTTCACCGGAACCGCCGCGGTCACCCAGGCGAACCAGACCGGTGCCGCTGCCGGGAAGCTTGGCTACAGCGCCACCGCGACCCCGACGCAGGCGAGCAACACCCCCTCCGCGTCGGGGACCGTGGTCAACCCGGTCACCGGTACAGCTTCCCCGGCGCAGGCGGCCCAGTCCTCGATAGCCAACGGGATCCTCCGCTACACCGGAACCACTACGGTAAGCCAGGGATCTAACACCGCCGCCATTCAGGGAATCTTCTTCATTCCTGTCACAGGCACTCTCGCCGAAGTGCAGGCGAACCAGACAGCGAACGCTTCCGGGTCTGCTCTCGGCGCGATCGTCGAACGACCCTTCACCGGGAACACCTCCCGGCCCACCGGCGGCACCACGCCGCGTCCATTTGCCGGCGTGACAGAGCGCCCGTGACAACTTTTCGCCACACCCGAGGCAGCTTCAGCGGCCTACCTGAAAGCAAAACGTGAGCTTCATCCCTTCTGGGCTGAAGCCTGATTAGGGAGGTCCATCATCGCTCTCTCATACAGCACCGCGATCCGGAACGCACAGCTCGACCAGATCACTACAGCGGTGGGCACAACCGCCAAGCTCCGCATTTACAGCGGCACTCGTCCGGCGAACGTGGCCGCGTCGATCACCGGGACACTCCTGGCGGAGCTGACGTGTAACGCGACTTTTGCTCCAGCCGCGTCCGGCGGTGTGCTCACGCTGAACTCGATCACGTCGGACGCATCCGCTGACGCGACCGGCACCGCTACCCATTTCCGACTGTGGAACTCCGCAGCCACCACCGCCATGATCGACGGCGACGTCGGCACATCGGGTTCGGATCTGAACCTGAACAGCACCTCGCTCACCGCCGGTGGTTCGGTGGCGGTGACCAGCTTCACCATCACGGCCGGCAACGCGTAATGCGGCTCCGGGACACGGTCACCAGACTGCGCGCCCCGGACGTCACCGGACCAGACGGGGCGACGATCCCAGGCGACTGGACGAACGTCACCGAAGGGCAACTGCTCAAGGTGGATTACTCGGCCGAGTTTCAGCCGCTGGGATCGACGGAGGATGTGGTCGCGCAGCAGCGCACCGAGTCCACCCACAAAGTATTCATGTCGGCCGACGCGGATGTGCGTTCCACTGACCGGATCCGGTTCCTCGGTGTCGACTACCAGGTCGACGGGGATCCGGAGGTGTGGCGCAAGGGCGGACGCAACCACCACCTCGAGGTGCTCGTCTTCCGTGTGACTGGAGGGTGACGATGACGCCCGTCCTGCCGAACCCGAAGGTCGCAGCCCGCTCCGGGCTCCTGGCGCA